ACATGGGGTATATTCTATCCTAGTGAGGATGAAGGGGCCAATCTTATATTGTTAGATGCCATCAAAGGTAGATACGAGTTCCCTGAGTTAAGAAGATTGGCCCTTGAACAATACGATTATTGGAAACCTGAATCTGTGATCGTGGAGGCAAAAGCATCAGGATTGCCACTGACATACGAGCTTAGAAAGATGGATATACCAGTTGTAAACTTTACACCGAGCAAAGGGAACGACAAGCACGCTCGTGTAAATGCTGTTGCACCTTTGTTCGAATCTGGTATGATATGGGCTCCTGAGCAAAAATTTGCTGAGGAAGTCATAGAAGAATGCGCAGCATTCCCATATGGTGATCATGATGACTTGGTGGACTCTACGACCCAAGCCATAATGCGATTCAGACAGGGCGGTCTGATCGATCACCCTGAAGATTACGTAGATGAAAAGGCAGAGACTCGTAAAAGGAACTATTATTAATGAGAAAAAAATTTAATACAGGAAGTAAATTACCCGTTAAAAAACTAACTATGGATCCAGAAATGGAGAAAGCAAAACAAGAATTTAAAAGATTAATTAAATCTTATAGAGATAAACCTCTTGATGATGCAGCTGTTAAAAGAGGCTATAGAATATTTACAAAAAGATAAGGACAAATAATGTCGGTTATAAAAGCATTTTTTGGTTTGGGCAGAATACCTAAAGTTAAAAAATATTTTGAGTTTGAAAGCTTTGATGACCTTAACCAAACAGGTGGTATGATAGGTCAGATACAAGAGACTGTTAGAAGAGGAGGATTACAACTTACACCTGCTCAAAAAAAATTTTTAGAAGATCAAATGGAACAAGTTAAGTTAGCATTTGACATGACTAAAATTTCCTTAAAGAGCCCATCTCCAGAAAAAAGTGGCAAAGTCATCCAAGCTGATTTTGGTAAACCTTTTAAAGAAGAAGTTAAAAAGATGGAAACAGATGCACAGATAAAAGCAAGACTAGAAGAGGGAAATAAAAAATCAGCCTCTGCACTTCGTATTGAAAAATTAAGAAAAGAAATATCAGACATAGATAGAAAGATAGATGCTAGAGTAATTCAATTAGAACAAAGAGGTGTTAAAGATTTTGAAACAGATAGTTTATTTAATAAATTAAATGATCAAAAAAATGATCTAGAATTAAAAAAAGATTTTGAAGAAGAAATATTTCCACAAGACATGGCAGACGGTGGACGTATTGGTTATTTTTTAGGCTCTCCACCTAGAGTTCAAAAAGGTCAAGGATTGTTAAGAGCGTTGTTAAATTATTTTGGTAAGGAAACTGGTAAAGCAAGACCATCAGATTTTTTAAGATTAACAAATCCAAAATCATTTAATAAATTGTTTGAAGCAGCACAAGGCAAAATGTCTAAAGAGGGCATTATGGGAACTGACATGGTCAAAGATTATCAAACTCAAATGCGTGGTGAAAGAATTAAATCTATTAAAGATATGTTAGAGTCAGGTAAAAATATAAAAAGATCACAGGATAGAATTACATCGTACAAAAACGAAGTTAAACAAAAATTTATGGATGATTTAGGTTTATCAGAAGAAGAGGCTGAAGTAGCTGCTACTAGATTATCTACACTTGCGGAAAACATAATAAGTAAAGAAGGTTCACGAAAGCTACCAAACATAACTGAGGAGGGCATCCTGCAATTAGAAAACATAATAAAAAATATGGAAACTGGTGGTAAAAAAGCAAGAGAGTTAAATGCATACGGCGGACGTATTGGTTACAAACTTGGAGGTATAGACAAAGGACGTAGAGCGTTTTTAGCGGCACTAGGAGCAGGAGCTGCAGGGATAGGTGCAGCAAAAACAGGTATACTAAAATTTCTTGGTAAAGGTAAAAAAGCATCTAAAGCATTAGAAGTAACCACACCAAACGCACCTGGTAAACCAGAATGGTTTGATGCATTAGTTAACAAAGTTATAAAAGAAGGTAATGATGTTAGTAAAAACTTTGCAACAAAAGAAAGAGAAATAGTTCACGTAAAAGCATTGGATGATGAGACAACAATTTATGTTCACAGAGATTTAGATACTGGCACAGTCAGAGTTGATATTGATGACCCAATTAGAAACGTGCAAGGTGATCAAGGTGATGCTCTTGTATCACTAGAGGTTAAACCAGGTATTGCAGATGAGGGCACAAGAGGTAAACCACCTGATGAGTTTGTAGCTGTAGAAAATGATTATGCAAACTATATGGATGGCCCTGATGATTTTACAACAGAGGTTGTAGACAACACGGTAACTAATACAAAGAATTTAACTTCTGATTTAACTAAAGTTAAACTTTATGCAAAAGATCAAAAGAAACCTACAATTAAAGAAATAATTGAATCTAGAAAAAGAAAAGAGGCTTTAAAACAAGCAGAAGAAAATCCATCTCAATACGCAGCAGATAGATATACAGGTCCTGAACCAGACTCGGATTATATAGATGAGATAAATGATATGGCATCAGGTGGTATAGCAAGGATGTTAGGAGAATAATGGCTGATCCTGTTAGATACGGAGAGATGATGAAATATCTTACTAGACCTAGTGAGGATAAAAAACGTATGCGTGATTATTTTGAAACTAATGATCCCATGGAATTTGGAAAAGAGTTTATAAGAAGAGCAATACCAGTTGATCAAATCGATGTACCAATAACAGAAAACATAACTCTTGGAATGAGTCCAGGTGTTACTGATTTAAATGTTGGCGCTGCATTTGATGTAGGTGGTGGAGAGTTATCCATAGGTGGAGGAATATCTGGTGATCAAAAAGCTTTTGGTATTGGTTTTAGAAAAGAGTTCAATAATGGTGGACGAATAGGTTTTGATAATGGCAGTAAACCTTACGGCACTCTTAATTTAAAACCTGGAGAATACAGACCCGCAGAAAAAATTCCTAAAGGTTATATTTTAGCAAGAGAGTATGCTGAAAAATATAACTTTCCAATATATCCAAAAACAGAGGCAGGAAGAGCTGAGTCAGACATGATAAGAAATATTCTTATGAGAAAAATAACTGCTAGTGATAGAGCTAAAGGTAGAACATTAACTTTAACAAAAGATTTTTTTACAAAAGAATTAGAACCACAAATGTTTAAGACATCTTATAATGTTGGTAAGGGTGGAACTACTAGAGCTTTGCTTTATGTAAAAGACAAAGGTAAAAAACATGCAACTGAAGTTTTAAAAGGATATTTAAGAGCACCACTATTAAGACCTGAAACACAAAAAAATATTAAAGAAGTTTTAGAAAATGACAATATAAGAAATTTATTTATAAAAGGTAAATATGGTGAGCTAAGACAAGCACTAGAAAATTTACCTAACCTTACAACTGGTGCTAAAAATAATATATTTTTAAGAGTTACACAAGCCATGTCAGGAGTAAAATTTAGAGATTTTCAACCAGATGTTCCAATTAGAACAAAAGTAGCAGAAAAACTTTTTGGTAAATTAGAAAGTTTACCGTTTGGAGATTTATTAGGGGACTCTTTCAAACAGCTTAAATATAATACGATTACAGATGCTATTGGATCAGGATATTTTACTAAATCATATGGCGGTTTTGTCGATGATGCAAGAAAAGCTTTGGAGCAGGCTGGTCTTAAAACTTCAGCTAAAGATTTAGATTTAAATGAAATCACTGGTTTAACAAATGCATTTAGAAATGAACAAACTAACTCATCTCAGTTTGTAAATTTTATGGATTTTGAATTTAATAGAGGTGCTCACGCTAGTATGATGAAAAGATACGGTGATTATGAGAGAGCTTTGCAAGTAGCTTTAAAAAATGGAACTGTAAAATTTAGTTCAACAGTTGGTGCTAAACAGGGTGAAAGTGTTATAAAAACTCTTACACCAAGACAACTAATAAACGATTGGAATAATTGGAAACGTGTCTGGTACAATAATTTACCTCGTAAATATAAAACTAAAGACGTTAGAGATATAATACCATCATTTAAATTAGGAAAAGACCCGTATAGTTTTATGGGAGAAAAAAGATTATCTGAGTTATTAGATCAAGGTTTAGATCTTAGAGGTGAAGGTGTAAAAGCAGGTTATGCTAAAACTTTTCCAGTTATTAAAGATCAAGCCACACTAAAAGAAATAGCTTTAGGTATAAAACCTGTAAAACAATCTTTTACTAAAATGCAAGGTCAAAAAGGATTTGTATCAACAGAATTTTTAGGAGATGTTGCTAAAGGTATTGGCACTGGTGTAAAAAATGTAACTAAGTATGCAGTCTTACCTGAAGCAGCTTTGTTAGGCACTGAGTTTGGTGTTAGAACATTTTTAGGAGATACACCCAAAGAGGCTTTTGATAGAGCTACAGATTATGCTCGACCAGGAGATCAAGAAAGAGATGCAGATGTTAGTAGAATAAAAAGATTTTATGGAGAAGATCTTGGTGAACTAGTTGGTAAAGTAATTGATTTTGAAAATAAATCAACAAACTTAGAAAAATTAATTTCACAAAAAGATAATTTAGAAAGTATAGCTGGCGGTGCTTATGATAGTGCAGATGATTTAGGTATACAAAATTTAAATAATAAAATTTTAGAGCTTAGAAAAAGTATAGAAGAAAATCCAATAACTGAGGCAGAACAATTAACTGCAAATAGAATTAGAGAAGAGGCAGCGGATGCAGGTAGAGCAACTTCAAAAGAGTCAGAACTTTTAAATAAATTTAGAGCTATAAATGTGCCAGAGGATGATCCATTGAGTTATGATTTACAAGCTCCAGAAAAAACTCAAGATGAGTTAAATCGAGAGGTGCTTCCAACAGTTCCCCCTTTAATGGGTGCTAGTTTTAGAGATATACAAAATTTTGTTGCACAGGCAAAAGATGCGGGATTTAAATTTAGATCTAAAGATTTATTGGAAGAAAGAGATAGATTAAAAGATATGCCGTTAACTGAAATGGCGGAGAAGTTTGGTGCAGAGCAAGTTTTTGGAACACAAGGATCTCCAGGGCTAGCAATAGATTTAGATATGTCTAATTTAAAAACACCCACGTCATCTAGATTCGAAGGTTTTAATCCAAGGTTTGCTGGTGGAGGATTAGCAAAACAAGCAGGAGATAGATCAGGTGCTATGTTACAATCTATGAACCCAGACTCACAAGGGTTGTCAGGGCTACTAAAACGTGGTAAGAAAATATAGGAGTATTAAATGGCAGAAATAGATAAAGGACTCCCTAACACTCGTACCGAGGTCAAAGTACCAGGCGAGGAGGAAGTTGACGTTCAAGAAGAAGTTGTAGAAAAAGGTCCCGTAGAAGTTATACCTGAAGAAGACGGTGGAGCGACTATAGACTTTGAACCAGGTGCAATCAATATACCTGGCACAGAAAACCACTTTGATAACTTAGCAGATATTTTACCTGACGATGTTTTAGAACCAGTTGGTAACGACATGGTGCAAAACTATATGGACTACAAAGCATCAAGAAAAGATTGGGAAAGTTCTTACACATCAGGTCTAGATCTTTTAGGATTTAAATACGAAAACAGAACAGAGCCTTTTCAAGGAGCTAGTGGTGCAACACACCCAGTATTAGCAGAAGCAGTCACACAGTTTCAAGCACAAGCATACAAAGAATTATTACCAGCCGACGGACCAGTCAGAACACAAATAGTTGGAGTTAGTTCTCCAGCTGTGGAACTACAAGCTGGTCGTGTAAAAGATTTCATGAATTATTTAATCATGGATCAAATGAAAGAATACGAAGAAGAGTTTGATTCTATGTTATTTCATTTACCACTTGCAGGTTCTACATTTAAAAAAGTTTATTACGATGTACCACTAGGTAGAGTTGTATCTAAATTTGTACCTGCAGATGAATTAGTTGTGCCATACACAGCAACTAGTTTAGATGATGCAGAGTCTGTCATTCACGTTGTAAAAATGTCAGAGAACGAATTAAGAAAACAACAAGTCAATGGTTTTTACAGAGATGTAGAATTATCACCACCAGGCACCGTAGAAAAAAATGATGTTGAGAAAAAAGAACGTGAGTTAGATGGCACTAAAAAAGTTGGTAAACAAGAATCAATGTATACTCTACTCGAGTGTCATGTAAATTTAGACTTAGAAGGTTTTGAAGAAGTTGGTCAAGATGGTGAACCAACAGGAATAAAATTACCCTACATAGTAACTGTAGAAGAAGGTAGCCGATTAGTTCTCTCTATACGGAGAAACTATGCGCCCGATGATCTAAAGAAAAATAAGATCCAATACTTT